TCTTGAATCGGCGGGATGGTTTTCAATCGCCACAGCCAGCCTGTTATCCCCGGCTTCGGCGCGTATCGTTCCTGTTATGCCGTCTTGATATATATTCTCGCCGAGCCTTTTTGCTTTGCCCGGTTCAAACACGATAGGCTGATGCCCGTGTTCCTGCGCACGGAGCGTACCCGCCACATCTTCGGAAACGTCCATGTAGCCACCACCTTGGTCGTTTAATACGCTGACTGCGCTTCCAGAGCCAACCGCAGAACTTCCGGCAGTTGTTTTCCACGGGAAACCGCCCTGCGGAGGATTCCCTCGCAGGCGCGACTCGTCAAATAATATTTTTCCTGCACGTTCGCCTGTAAAATCGACGACAATAAAACAACGGCGGCGGCGCTGGGCGACTCCCCAAAATTGAGCGTCAAGCGTTCGCCAGCAGACGGAGAAACCGTCTCCCACAATTTCACCGCTCGTTGACCACTTGCCCTTTTCAGGCAGAGGTACTGACAGGGTTTCGTCTTTGATTTGGATGAGTTCATTGAGTACCTCCTGAAAATCCAAGCCTTTGTTGCTTGAGTACATACCCGGCACATTTTCTAAAACGGTGAACTTCGGGTATTCATTATTGGTGGTGGCTCTCATTTCCTTAATAATTCTCGGAATCTGATAAAACAAGCCTGAGCGTTCGCCTTGCAGACCAGCACGTTTGCCCGCCACCGATAAATCCTGACAGCAAAAACCCGCCGTGATGATGTCCACAGGCGGGATTTGAGAGCCGTCTATTTTATTGATATCGCCGTAATGCTTCACTTGCGGCAACCGCTTGGTAGTCACCCGTATCGGAAACGGCTCGACTTCCGAAGCCCAGAGCGGTTCGATACCCGTTAATAAGGCTCCAAGCGGAAAGCCGCCGGAGCCGTCAAAGAGGGAGCCTAATGTCATTTTCCTATCCAAGGTCGGCCACCTCCTTCACCAAGTCGGCGTAGCTGAGGGTTTCGCCGCCGCGCTGACAAATAATGTCCTCGCCGCCGTTGCCCTTGAACTCGGCATAACGGCGCAGGATTACCGATGCGTATTTTTCATCCAGTTCGAGCATATGGCAGATGCGGTCGGCTTGCTCACAAGCAATCAGGGTACTTCCCGAACCGCCGAAGGTATCAAGCACGATGCCGTTTGCCTGACTGCTGTTGCGAATCGGATAAGCCAAGAGGTCAAGCGGTTTACTGGTCGGGTGGTCGCTGTTGCGCTTGGGTTTTGGGAAGTTCCAGATGGTGGCTTCGCTCCGTCCCGCATACCATTTGTGGCTTCCTGTTTTCAGCCAACCATAGAGAATCGGCTCATGCTGCCACTGGTATGGTGAGCGTCCCATGACAAAACTGTCCTTTGCCCATATGCAAGTTCCCGATAAATGGAAGCCCGCTTCACGGAAAGCCCTGCGGAAGTTTTCGCCTTCGGTGTCGGCGTGGAAGATATAAGCCGAGCCGCCACCTTCGAGGTTCTCGGCAAGGTTGCGGAATGACGAGAGCAGGAATGTATAGAACTGTTCCGCTTTCATACTGTCGTTCTTTATTTTCAGGCCGCTTGCCGATTCAAATGCCACGTTATACGGCGGGTCTGTAAGCACAAGGTTCGCCTTGCGACCGTCCATCAGCTTTTTCATGGTTTCGGAGTCTGTGGCATCGCCGCAGATAAGCCGATGCCGTCCGAGCGTCCATACATCGCCGGGTAAAACAAACGCCGCTTCTTCAAGAGCGGCGGTAAGGTCGAAGTCATCGTCTTGTACATCGTTGCCATCGGCGGCGAACAGTTTCTCTATTTCTTTTTCGTCAAAGCCCGTCAGTTCGAGGTCGAAGCCGAGGTCTTTCAAGTCGGCAAACTCCAAGGCGAGAAGTTCTTCATCCCACCCGGCGCTGAGAGCCAACCGGTTATCGGCAAGGATATATGCCCGCTTCTGCGCTTCGGTCAAATGCTCCACAAACACGCAGGGTATTTCCGTAAGTCCTTCTTCCTTCGCCGCCATGATGCGACCGTGACCTGCGATGATATTCAGGTCTTTGTCCACGATGACAGGGTTCACGAAACCAAACTCACGCAAACTGGAGCGGAGTTGCAATATCTGCTCTTTACTGTGGGTGCGGGCGTTTCGGGCATATGGCACGAGCCTGTCAATATTCACTTTTTCAAATCTCTCGGTTGATTGCATATCCTAAAACCCCCTGTTCGTGAGTAATTCGAGGAAGGCGTTCTTTTCCTCGTTTTGGTTTGCGCTGTATCTGTTGATGATTTGCATAATCAAGTTGAAGTCGGCTTGCATGGCTTTGTAATAACCTTGCCCTGCCGTCACATAAGGCGACAGCTTCAGGTCTTTGGTCATGCGTCCGATTTTTCGGTTCATCGCTTCGCAGGCGAGAAAGCCCTGCCGATTAAGCACATAGTCAGTAATAGTCTGTGGCGCAACTAATCCATCGCAGCCACGAGCCGATATATACGTTTCAATTTCCGCTTGGAGCGCGGCGGCAGACGGTACTTCTTTTTCGCATTCCTTCATGGCGATGGAAAAGTAGTCGGCCATCACATTTTGGTACGCCACCTTTTTAACGGCGGGTTTTGGCGTCGCGGCTCCATTGGTTTGTTTGCCTTCGAGTTTCGTATCAATAGGGTTTTTCCGAGGACGGCCTGCCCCCGGACGGTAGCCTCCGCTGGGCATGAGCGTCACCTCGCTTTGATTTTGATTGTTTGATATTTTGATTTTTGATTTTTGAAAAATTCACACGAAAGGCCGAGCGCGCTGTCCGGCTGGGAAGCCGCAGGGATACAGACCGCCCCTCCGTCTCTCAAAAATAGTCGCCTTGCCCTGCGTGAAGTCGGGAATGGCACTCGTTACAAAGAGCCATCATGTTATCCCAGTCGTTCGTGCCGCCGTCGGTCAGCTTGACCTTGTGGTGTGCAAGCACGGCGGGAGTCAGTCGCCCGGCTTCCTTGCACATGACGCACAGCGGATTCGCCGACAGGAACGCCGCCCGTATCTGCTTCCATGTCCTGCCGTAGCGTTTGTTGCTGTTGGGGTCACGGCTGTTTTGGTTGTATTGTTTGGCTTCCTGCTTGGCGTGGGTATCGCAGAACCGACTTGAGGTTAGTTCGCGGCACCCTCTTTTGGCGCAGGGCTTCTTCGCTTTATATGGCATGGAAATGACTCCTCCCTCAAAAAATAAAGGCGTCGGAATATTCCGCGCCGAAAATTTAAGTCCCAAAATTAAAGCGCCCCTGAAAATTAGGGACGCTCAATTTTTCTGCCATTATAACAATACCAAAATCCTATACTGCAAATCTATGTCTTTGACTGCAAAGATTTTAACAGCGGCGAATTTGTTCGACTTCCTTTAGCGCTTCGCCGTGCATATAGTACACTTGCCTGATGCTCCAGTTAATCTCCACGGCGATTTCCTCCCATGTCTTGAAACAAAGGTAACGCAGTTCAAGAAGCGTCTGGTGTTCGGGGTTCTCGACACATTTAACGACCGTGATGATTTCGTGCTTCAGGTCGATGAGCCGATTAAGGTCGGCGTTGATTTCCATTTCAAGGTCTACCATCTTGGCGATGACATCCTCCATGCGGTGGACGTTGCGTGTCCCTTTGCTCGGCGGCACATCGGACAATGTGGCGGTCGCTTTGGTGGAAAGTGCGCGGAGCGACTGCACCTGCTCAATCTTGCTGTTGATGCGTTGGTCTATGCGGTAGGCTTGGGATAAATAATCCTTTGCCGATAATGTTTGGTTGCTCATAGGCTGTTCCTCCGATTCTTTTTATTTCCACTCGGATTGGCAGCTTTTGGCTCCTTAGATTTTCATAGGTTGGCTTTGACGGCTTCGATTAACGCCGACTGAGTTCTGTCCTTCTCGGACAAGGCTTTCATAATCCGCTCGTCAATCGTGCCTTTGGCGATGATGTGGTGGATTACCACCGTTTCGGCGGTCTGACCTTGCCGCCATAATCTGGCGTTGGTCTGTTGGTACAGTTCAAGGCTCCATGTCAGCCCGAACCATATAATCGTGTTGCCGCCCGATTGTAGGTTCAAGCCATGTCCGGCAGAAGCGGGATGGATTAAAGCCACGGGCAGTTCGCCGCGATTCCATCTTGCGATACTGTCGGCGGTATCCATTTTGGAAAACGGGATGTGCAGTTTCCGCAACCGCACCGTTAGCCGCTCCAAGTCATGCTTGAACCAGTAGGCTATAAGGACGGGCTTACCGTTGGCGGCTTCGATTAAATCCTCAACGGCGTCCAGCTTGCGGTCATGGATATGGTGGACTTCGCCGTCGTCGCCATAAACCGCGCCGTTTGCCATCTGACAGAGTTTATTGCTCAAAGCGGCGGCATTGGCGGCGGTGACTTCGCCACCCGCAAGCTGTAGCACCAGTTCTTGCTTCAACTCATCGTACCGCTCACGCTCTTTATCGGATAGCCGCACCGGGTATTCGGCGGTCAGCAGTTCCGGCATGGTCAGGTGGTCGGTGGACTTCATGGATATGGTGATATCGGCGATTTTGTCATAAATCCGTTTTTCGGCGTTGGGCAGTGGCTTATAGCTGAATATGACCTGACCGTTTCGTTTGTCAGGCAGAAAATAATCTGTGCGGTACTGCCCGA